ATCAGCCCGCGCCGCCTGTCGTTGGCGGCGATGGTCACGATCGTGTTCGTCAGCGTGCCTTGGGTTTCCACCCATGCGCCAGTGCTCATGTCTGTTCTCCGGTTAGCAGCGCTGGAGCGTGCCGACGCCGCGCAGCAGGACGCGATCGACCCGAACGGTCGGCTTGGCGCCGTAAAGTTGGCGAAGCTGCGCCTGACCCCGCGTCGCGCCTTCTTGGATCAGCGGCGTCAGCGGCTTGCCGAACTGGCCCAGCAGCCGAGCGGCGAGCATGAAGGACAGCGCCTCGTCCATCTCTGGCGCGAACGGCTGGTCATCATCCAATCCAAGCGTGGTTTCGAGGACCCAATCGGCCAAGTCCTCGCGGTAGAACCATGAGCCGGCCTTGGTGACGCTTGCCGCGCCCTCGATCGTCCCGTCCGTCGCGGTGACGGTGTGCGAGCCGATCATGCCGATCCGCGTCCCGTTGACCGGCTCGGCGGGGGTGTAGACATTGACGTTGTAGAGGCCGCCGGCACAGGCCGTGATGCCTGCGGTCGCATCCCACTTGCGGGTCAATCGCTGACCGATCACGCGGCCTTGCATCGACTTCCACATGGCGTTGAACGCGGCCAGGCCGTCGACCGCTTCCGCAGGGCTCGGCGCACGGCGGCCGATGCCCAGCACGCCAAGCTGGCGGTAGGTGTCGGTCAGGACTTGGCGCAGTGTCGTCATGCAGAGCGCCCCCGTAGCCAGTCGCCGAGCGAGCCGACGAACGTCTTGTAGCCGCAATGACCCATGCGGATTTCCGCATCGACCCAGACCTGGCCGCCGATCTCGCGCCAGCGGCGGCAGAACGAGTAGTCTTCCCCAAACTTCACCTTGCCGACGCGGAAGGCGCCGAACAGGTCATGCACCAGGCCGGTATCCGCCGCGTCGCAGACGAACACCGTGTCGGGATAGGCGTCGACCATGCGTTCCAGCATCGCCCGCGTGAGCCGCATGAAGCCCGCCGGCACGCCCTCAACTTCCAGCAGGCCCGTTGCCGGGTCCGCGATCAGGTCTTTGCGGCTCTGTATCCACTGGACGCAGTAGGCTTCCGGGTCGCGCCGCTGCGGATAGATGCCCGCCACGAAATCAACCGGGTGATCGACCAGTTTCAGCAAGGCCCCACTTTCCCAGGCCACGTCCGCATCCACGAACACGAGGTCGGTGGCGTCTGAGGCGAGGAACTGCGCGCAGATGAGGCCGCGGCAGTCGCCGATCATGGCGTTCCCGCTTTCGTCGAAGATCGTCACCCTGTCCCCGCGCTCGGCGAGCTTCAGCAGGTCGGCGATGATCGAGCGCATGGTCCCCATGTGGATCGTGCCGGTGTAGGCCGGCACAGCGATCCAGACGTGCTTCTGCGCGCGTTCTTCGGTCATGCGATCCTTGAGGGTTTGACCGCGCGGAGCACGAACTCCGTCTGTCCGGCCTCGTTGACGTGAAGGTGCTCGGGCTCGAAATCCGCCCGGTAGCAGAAGCGGTAATCCGTCATCGGCGTTGTCCCGACCTGCGCGTATTCGCGCTGGTTCAGGAACACTAAGCTTTCGGGCGGGATCACCCGCGTGTGGCCCGGATCGCCCCAGGCCCACGGGCTGGACGGGTGCGGCGTCGTGCCGAAGAGGCGCCCGTCAGGCTTCAGGATGCGCCAGAAGTCGGCGAATTGATCGAGGAAGAACCGCCAGTCACCTTGTCGGCCGACGTGCTCCAGCACCTCATAGGCGTGGATTTCGTCGAAGGTGTCGGCCTCGAACGGCAGCGGGACTTTCTCGATATCCCACACCATGTCGCAGCCGTGGTCGGCGTTGAAATCGAGCGTGGTCAGGGCGGACCAATCTGCCCGCCCCTTCCAGGCAAGCTTCTTGACGCGGCTTGAGCCCGCGCCAATCAGCAGTTCAGGCACGCGCCTACGCCGAGCCCTTCAGCAGGTTCAGGTCCGTCACGAGGTTGGACCGGATCTGGTTGCTGAGCGTCACCAGGGCGGCGACGCGGGTGATCAGCGAATTGACCGCCACGGCGATATCCGTGAACGTCGGCGTGGTGGCCAGCGTGGTGATCGCCGTGGTGGCGACGGCCGACTGTGCCGTTGCGGACGGCTGAGCGACGGGCGTGGCGCCGTAGAACGCCAGCGTGTCGGACGTGGATTGCCCGATCTTGACGCCCGAGCCGTTGGAGAGTTGCTTTGCCATGTTGGGTGCTTCCCTGTTGATGGCGGAAGGGAAAGAGGCGGGCCGGAACCCGCCTCAGTGAGGGTCCGCTTACGTGCCGCTGATGCGGGTGCCGCGGCGCGGGTCGACGTTCTTCACGCCGTACACCACGTCGAAGCGGTGCAGGTGCGTGTCGTTCGTGCCGTCCGAGGTCCGCCAGTAGCGCACGCTCAGGCCGGTCTCCGGGTCGGTGGCGAAATCCGCCTCGCCCGAATACGGCATGATCAGCTTGGCCGAGACCAGGGCCAGCGCCTCGGGACGGAACACCGTGCCGAAACGATAGGTGGTCACGTCCGTGTCGGTCTCGGTGTCCGAGCCCATCCACTGGATGGCAGCGTTGTCGTCCGGCGCCGCCTGGTCCGTGCCAGCCGTGACGTCCACCGTCTGATAGGCGCCCGACGTGATGATCGGCGGGCTGATCGTGATGGTGAGGTTCTGGTTGTCGCCCGTCCCCGTCGCCACCGACGTTCCGCCCGTGATGACCGTGAACTGTTGCAGGTAGGACTGCCGTACCTTGGTCAGCGGGTTGATCGCGTAGACGTTGGCGATGGTGAAGACCTCGCCGGCCGTCACGGTCTGGCCGTTGCCGACGTTGTCGATGTTGAGGTCTTGCGTCCAGTTGCCCGCCTTCACCGAAGCGTAGGTGACGTTCTGGCTGGCGCCGTCGACCAGGGCGTTGCCCGAGCGCGAGCCGGTCGTGACCGACGCCGCGTTCTGGGTGGAGTACCAGTCGATGTTGCCGAGCATCGGCAGCTTGGCGCGGACCAAGGCGTCCGTGGCTTCCCGCGTCTGCGCCGTGAGGCCGGACAGGGAACCCAGCATGGCCCAGGCGTCCGCCGGGTGCAGCAGGCCGATCCGGCCGTCTTCCTCGACCGCCATTTCGTCGAGGCGCTGCGGGGCCTTGGAGAGGTCCGAGTAGCTGTCGATGGTGGTTCCAGGCGTGCCGACCCAGGAATAGAACTTCTTGGTCTCGGCGTGGAGATCCATGTCGATCTGGTTGGCCAGGGCCGACGCCTTCGCCTGCATGACCTTCGACTTCAGCAGGGCGTCGACCGTCAGGGTCTCTTCCAGGGACGTGAACTCAACGTCCACGCCCTTCTGCTTGTCGATGGTCACGGCGATCTCGCCTTCGACCACGTCTTGCACGCTGGCCACGGCGCCGTCGCGGACGGTGAACATGGGCGGGCGCTTGATGTAGACGGTCGAGCCGTTGGCCTGGCCGTTGTTCTGGATCGGCTTGACGACGATGTCCTTGTACTCGCTGGAGACGAGCTTGGGGAGCACGACGCTGTTCTTCAGGAGCTTCAGGAATACGTTGGCGTACACCTTCGGCGAGAGCATTGCGTTGCTCATGATGGGGTTCCTTCGGGCCGGACTAGCCGGCGCTGGGACTGGCGCGCCTCACGGCGGGCTTTGTCGGGTGCTAGGGGTACGCCTTCTCGAACGCGGCAAAGTCGGTCGTGTCGGCGGCGACCTTGAACTGGCCGCCGGCGCCACGGACCTGCGGCGTCGCAGGAGGCGCGTCTGTTGCGGTCTTGGCCTTGGGCGCGGATGGCTCCGACAAGCGGGCCTCCAGGCGTCCGATCTCCCGCACCTGCGAAATGGGTGAAAGGGCCGCGATGCGGCGCGCTTCGGCGGGGTTCTTGGCCAAGTGGTAGGCGAGGTCGGGGCCGATCTCGGACTCAACGATCGCCTGGTTCATCTGCGGCGTGCCGAGTTTCACGGCCTTGGAGAAATCCGCTCCGACCACATCGAAGAAATCGTCGTGCTTGGACGCGATCTCATCGGCGCGGGCGTCGAACTTCGCCAGGGCGGCGCGGCGCTCGTTCGCTTCGGTGGCCTTGGCCTGCTCCTCGCGGAATGCCTTGCGAGCGTGGTAGGTCGCATGGTCCCGGATGAAGTTGGCGTCGAGGTCTCCGAACTCGTACTTGTCCGGCTTGGGTTCCTCGTCATCCTGCGACGGGCCACCCTGCGGCGCCGGGGCCGGGGTCTTGTTGCTGAGCCGGTCCAGAAGGGCCTGCTCGCGCCGCTCGGCCTCTTCGGCCCGGCGCTCGGCAGCGCGGCGCGCTGCGGTCACTTCGTCGATGCGTTCTTGCGCCGTCTTCTTCGGCTTTGCGGCCTCAGCAGCGGCAGCGGCGGCAGCATCGTCGCCGGATTGGTCTTCGGCTTCCGGCTTCGGCTGTTCGGCCGGTTGGCCGTCCGTCAGCAACGCAGCGGAAACGTCTTCGGCCGAGGGCTGAGCCGCGGCTTGGGTTTCGTCGGTCATGTGCGCTTTCGCGAAATGTCCCGGTGCGGTTGGCTCAGAGGGCGGGACGGCTCCCCCTGTCCGAAATTGTGCTAGGTCTGCAGCAGCCAGCTTGGGTTGCCGATTGCCGCGCGAATGGTCTTCCATCCCTTGGTGCGCGTGTCGCAGACGCGCTTAAGCGGCGGCTTGCCACGTTCCATCGCCGTGATCTCGATGTAGCGCGAGCCGCGCGACGTGCTCCGCAATTGCACCCGACCCCTTGGGAAGGTGGCAATCACTCGGCCTTGTCTCCCGGTTCTGGCGGGTTCTTCAGCGCGTCGATCTTGCCCGCGAGGTCGGCTTGCGTGTGCAGGTGATCGAGCGGCTTGCCGATGGCGAGGTCAGCCAGGTCCGCAGCAGCCCCCACATGCGCCTTGGCGGCCCGCGCCTGCATTTCGTGCGTCTGGGCTGCGGCAAGCGCGGGAGCGGTCTGCAGCGTTGCCACGTCGCTCGCAACGCCCACATGAGCGCGCGCCGCGTCCGCCTCTGCCTTGTCCGCCTGCGCCGCCTTCAGGCGCATGTCGCCGCCGCTCTGCTGGGCCAACTCGAGTTGGAAGTAGGCCAGCCCGGCTTGCGCCTTCGCGGCGTCCGCGTCGGCTTCGGCCTTCGCCGCCTGTGCTTCCTTGATGCGAAGGTCCAGCATCCCGCCTTGCTGCACCATCTGCATCTGCATCTGTTGTGCCTGTGCGGCCTGCTGTTCCTGCGGGCTCGGCGGCTGCGGTGGCTCGTTCGGGTCCTGCGTGATGCCCGGTGGCATGGCGCGCTTCATGCGCTCGCCGATCTCGTCCGCCAGCGGCCAGTCCTGCGCCTTGGCGATCAGGTCGCCCGCCACCTGCCCCGCGATCGGCACGGCCTGGGTAAACGCCATCATGGACTCTGCGGCCTCAACCCGCTTCGTCGCGTAGCTCGGGCCGGTGTCGACGTAGATATCGAACTTGCCCTTGCTCAGATCAACGCTGTCTGGGTCGCCGGGGTCGTTGGCCCGCATGACCTGTTGCTGCATGTCGGCGCCCAGAATGCGGACCTCGCGCACCGTGTCCATCACCTGCGGAATGAACTCGTCGATGACGCGCCCGCACTCCGAAATCGCCTGCGTCAGGTTGTCGTGGTACAGGAACGTCGCCACGTCGCCTTCGCGCTGGCGGGCCAAGATCGCCTTGCCACTGGTCTCGTTCGACCGAATGCCAAGCGAGGCGTCGTGAAGGCCCGTAACGTCCTTCATGTCCTGCGCGTTCTCTTCGGCGGCCTGCATCAGCGCCGCTTCGATCTGCGGCGGATCAAGGCGCTTGGGCTCCACTTGCCCCGCCCACGTCAGCACCGTGTCGCCGTTCTCAGCGGCCTCGCGGAAGTTCTGTTGCTCCCCGTCCTGGCTTTCGTGAACAAGCCACTGTTGGCGCGGCGCCAGGGCCAGCTTTTCGGCCTTCACCGAGCGCCAGTAGTTCTTCAGCTTCTGCGGGTCGCGGGCGAAGCGGACCAGGCCGAAGCGGACTTTCTTCGTCCCGTCATGCACTTCCCATCCCGGAACGCGGAAGATCGGCAGGCGGGTGATCTGGTACTCGACCGGGTCTTCCAGCAGCGCAAAGCCGCTCATCAGGTACATGCACACGCTCGTGCGCTGGGTCTTGCGGCGCAACGGCTCGCCGCGGCTGTTCACGGCCAGGCGCGGGATCACGGCGGCCCGGTTGGCGTCAGTGATCCAAGTGACGGAGCCGTCCTGCAACATGCCGATCTCGGCCGGCGTCTTCTTGACCTTCCAGTACTCGACGACGCGGACGGTATCGCGTGAGACCCAACCGCCTGCGGTCAGCTCGCCCAGCACGGCGCCGGCGCTCTCGGGCGTGGCGTCGGGATAGGCTTTCTCGAACGCCTTGCGCCGCATGTCGTCGGCGATGAAGCAATGCCCGGCGTCCTTGCCGGTCGGCTCGGTCAGGAACGGGTCCCAGAGCACGGCGAACGGGTTTTCGATCCGCTTGATGACGATGTTGCGCTCGAACGCGTCGTCGCGGGCGTACTCCAGCACGACACGGAAGTTGCCAATCCCGCACGCGGTCTGCGACTGGCCGGCGTTGGCGTACACCGCCTGGCCGCCGCTGTCGTTCTCGATGGCGCGGATCAGGCCCTCGCGAACGTCGGCCAGGTCCTTGTCTGCGTCTTCAGCCGGGCGGACCTTGATGGCCGGCGGGTTGATGCGCAGATCGCCGACCACCTGAGCCACGAACTGCGGCAGGGTGTTGATGGTCAGGCACGGGCGGCCCTTGCGCGCCTTGCGGTCCTCTTCCTGCCATTGCTCCCCAGCGAAGAACTGGAGATCGGCGACGGCCTCGGTGCGGTTCTCCCGGTCGGCGTCGCTGGCCTCCTGCCAGAGCGTGCGCGCCTCTTCCAGCAGCTCGGCTTCGCTGTCGTAGCCGTCCAACTTTCGGGGCGTCTTTTCGGCGTCGTAGGCCATCAGGAGGCGCGAGCGGCCTTGGTGCGGCGGGCCTTCGGCGCGGGCTTGGCTTCGACGGGCGCGGGTTCGTCCTGCACGATCGCCGTGGCCATCACCGCGTCAAGCTCGGCCTGGTTGTTCACGATCACATGCGGGCGACCGGCGGGACAGGCCCAGCGGGGAAACTCAAGAGCCATGGTCATCTCCCCATCCAAGTGCCTGCGCGCTCGCGTTCGCGCTTCTTGGCCGGCTGGCCGGGCGGTTCTTCGTAGGCCACGCACATCAAGCCGAAGGCGTCAGCGCCGTGGCTTGCCCAATCGTGGTTCGGTCCCAGCCCGATATTGCGCTTGTCGTCGCGCTTCTCATGATAGGCGCCCAACGCCTTACGTCCGGCCGCGGTCGTGTCGGCGTTGAACCAGATGCGCGGGAAAATCCGCCGCGCCGCCTCTATCCGCTTGGTCGCTGCGCCGATGCCTTGGTTCGGCACAACCACGACAGAGAAGCCCGCTTGGCGTAGGGCGCTTTCGTAGCTTACGTCGAACACCTTGTCGTTCGCCGCGCCGTCATGCGGCAGGATGCACAGCGCCTTGTCGTAGCCCTTGTCTCTGAGCCACTGAACGTGCGTCGCGAGCGGTTGCCCGACAGCCTCGTAGTAGTCGAGCACCCTGATCTCGCGCCCGATGAACTGAGCGATCCAAATGGCGCAGGCGTCGGCTTTGGCTCCAGTGCCGCCAATGTCCCAGATGGCCCGAATGGTCATCAGCGGGTCTTTGGCGACGTTGCCGATGCGCTGTTTCGCTTCGGTCAGACTGGCCGCGTAGTAGGCGCCCTCAGTCACGGTCTTGTATCCGCCCTCCCAGACGTGCTCGTACTGGTCGGGCCGCTTCTCCAAGTCCTCCAGGCGCTTGCGGTCGAGCACGGCGGGGAACCACGGATTGTCGCGCCAGTTGATTTCCACGATCTTGGCGCGGTCAGGCGGGTTGATCCGAAAGCGCTTGTCGGTCGCGCTGCCCTCAAGCTCCGGGTTCCAGGTGATCCAGATCTCCGAATCATCCTCGCGAACGCTGGGGATCGTCTTCGACCAGGCGCTTTCCGTGATCGGGTCGCCCTCGTCAGCCCAGAACAGACGGATGCGGGCCTTGGACTTGATGCTGTCGAGGTTGTGACGCATCCCGACGAAATCGTATTCGATGCGCCGGTCGCGGGTGCGGATGAACTTCTCGCCAACGTCGTAATGGTCGGCCAACCAGGGCTCGGACAGAATCGCCGCCTTCACTTCGGCGAACGAGCTTTCGTCCAGGCTGTTCATGAACTCCCGGCCGCAGACGATCAGCCCTTCGTCGCCGGCCTTGCTCCACTGATAGCCACGGACCGCAGTCATCTTGGCGAAACTGCGGGTCTTGGCCGATCCACGTCCGCCGTAGGCGCCGCGATAGTCGGCCTCGCCGAGAAAGACCGGGATCAGCTTCGGCGGGAGCTGTAGCCTGACCTCACTCTGGGCCGACAAGCTTGATGCTCGTGACCGTCCGCAGCGGGTTGTCAGGATCGCCCGAGATGGTCTGTGAGGGCTTGCCGTGGCCGCGGTCGAGGATGGCGTTTGACGCCGCGACGCGCGCTTGGTCGCTCTCGCTCTTGCGCATGATCGCCGCGAGGGTTTCGATCGCCTCGACGGTGTAGACCTGTGCGGCGGCCTTCACGTTGGCGGTAGCCTTGTTCGGCGTGCCCGCCTTTCGACCACCGGTCTTCGGCGTGCCGGGTTTGCGTCCGGCCATTTCTGTCTCGCTCTACTTTTGAAACACGGTCCCCCGCGCTCACCATCCCCGGCGAAGTCCCTGAGGGAGGGCCAAGGAGAACGACACCCGTTAGGGATGGGAGCGCGGGTTGGGGTTCGGGGCTCGACTCGGTTGCGTTAGGCTGCTGTGCGCGCCGGGTGCGGTTGGTGGCGTCGGCCCCGATGGGTGAAACTGGCAATGCTGCGCTGGGTGCGTCGGGCGAAAATCGCCTCGGCGCATCGGTGTTTGGGAGAGCCCCCTTCTCGGGTACCTCAATCCAGCCCCAGCGACGGCACTGATTGTGCCACAGTCGCGTTTGAACGCAAGGGGTGGTGTCAGGAGGTCGCAGCGAAGAGCCGCATCACCATGCCGCCCGGTCGTTGTCATCGCCTTGGCCGTCCTCCAGCGCCTCGGCGACCCGCCGCTGAACATCGTTGCTTAAGTCCTGAAACCCATGATCATCGAAAACGTCAGCCAGCAGTTCGAGCAACGCGCCTTGCACCTCGACAACCCGGCCACCTATCGTGACCCGCTTCATGCTGTCTCGTTCAGGGCTTGGCGAGCGATCTCCGCATCCCGTGCGATGCGCCTGCGCTGGGCCTCTGACTCGGGCATGTGCTGCCGGTCTTCGAAGTACTCGGCTTGGCTGGCGGCGATCGCCTCGCGGTAGGCGTCCACTGCGGCCGGCGCGCATACAGCCTCGATCCCGGCGTGGACGTAGGGCTGATACTGCTGCGCCATCACGCGCGCATGTCGGGTTCGCCAATGCTCGCTCATGCCGCCCTCGCCGTCACCTTCGACGCCGCTTCATACCACGCCCGGTGCTTGTGCTCAATCCACTTGCTGAGACGCTGGCGGGCTCGGCGGCGGATCACACGCGGCCTGGCCTTCGTCGCCGGGGCCTTGTCGTTCAGCCGGTGCTTCAGCATGTCGACCATGAGGTCCGTGATGATCTCCTCAGGGATGGGCGCTGGTTCGCCTCCAGGGCTGCGCAGGACGGCGAGGACGTGCGGGCAGGCCAGGACAGCGGGGAAGTCCTCGGGGCCGATCCTGGCGAACACGTAGGCTTGGAACAGGGGGGTTTCGGTCAGGTTCTCCCCGCGCCAGCGCTGACGGGTGGGGCGCAGGGCCATGTAGGTCGGCGTGAACGTGCCGATGCCCGCCTCGGACAGCTCGTGTTCGGCTTTGCGGTGGGCGCTGACATACAGCGCGAAGATCGGGCTTACGTCGGTCATCGGGCTCATCCCGCCTTCCTCCCAATGGTGGGTTGGCATTGGTTTTTGTTCCTACCGTTGGGCTTGGCTGGGGGTGTGCGGCGACGCTTCGCGCTGCTCAGTTCCGAGGAAATTGAGCAACCGGAAATAGGTTCTTATGTCCGGCTCTCGGCCGTTGCAGACGCGGCAGAACGTGGCGACAGAGACATGCGCCAATTCCGCTCCGCGCCGATGGCTGACGTGAAGCTCGGCGCAGCGCGTTCTCACTCGGCGCCCAAAGTCCTCAGCATCAAACTCGCCGAAAGGCTGATTGCGGGCTGACGCCGCGATTTTGCTGGCTTCTGTGGCTGCATATCCGAGGCCAAGGGCCCAACATTCGGCGCGCTGGCGAAGCGTGTCCGTATCGGAGGTTTCGGCCATCTGCATCCAAAAGGCCGATTTCTCTCGCAGGAGACGCACGAGGCTGTCGATGTTCGCGGCGCTTTGAGCCGCGATCACCGCAGTCTCAGCGTCAACGGTATGACCCCCATCTTCCTTCACTTCGCTTTCCTCCCTGATGATTTCCATGTGTTGAAAGGGGGTCATGCTGCCCGTTCCTCTGGCCTTGGCCCCCAGGCTTCACGCCACTGGCCGGTTGTCTGGAATTGCTGAAGTCTGAGCGCCGTCAGCTCGGGGGTGACGGGCTGCGGCGGATCGTGGCCGCTGGCGGGGCGCAGCTCGTCAAGCCAGCCGTCGCGGTTCAGCCAGGTCGTCGGGTGCGGCGTGAATGCCGGTTCGGTCCAGGCCGGCGCACACCGGGCCAGTCCAGCCATGATCGCCGCCGGTTCGGCCCGTTTGAGCGCTGCGGTGAAGGCTTGCTGAGCAGCACGCTTGCCGATGCGACGGGGGTAGGCTGACCAAAACGCTTCGAAATGCTGATTTGGGAAACCATGAGCCCCCCCTAAGGGGGGCGAAGGAAGGGTGTTTTTCGAAAGGGGTTCGGGGGAAACCTTTTGCTCGTTCTCCGTCACAGTGACGTCACGTGACATAACGTGACCGCTCGCCTTTTCCCGGTGCTTCTGTTGGCGCTTGGCGTCGTTGGCGCGGCGCTTGGCAAGGGTGTGGTCGTTGGACGCCTCGTGCGCCTCGACGGCGGCAAGGATCATCTGCGGCGTAGCGCCGGCTTCGACCAGGGCGCGGACAACGGCGGCGAACTTCACGCGTGCGCCCTCCGGTCTTCCTGAAGGTCGCGGATGGCGTTGCACGACACGTCGGCCCAGGCATCCAGGGTGACGATCGGGCCGGCGCGGTTCTTGTGGATCAGCAGCTCCAGCTTGTGCCGGATGCGCACCGCGTCCATGCGGTCCTGCTCATCGCCGCGTTCCTTGTAGTAGGCTTCGCGGTACAGCAGGCACACGAAGTCGGCGATCTGCTCGATGGAGCCGGACCAGTTCAGATCCCCCATCGTCGGACGCTTGTCGGCGCGGTTCTCTGTCGCCCGGTTGACTTGGGCCAGCGCGATGATCGGGCAGCGGATTTCCTTCGCAATGCCCTTCAGCTCGTTCACGGTGTCGGCGGTATCGGCGGCCTTGCTGTCCGTCTTGCGCACCGGCTTGACCAAACCGATGTGGTCGATCAGCACGGCGCCCGGCCGGATGCCCGCTTTCTCCCACGCGCGAACCTGCCTGAGCGCCTGGTGGCGAATGTCGTCTATCGTCAGCGAGCCGCCATCGGTGACGGCCATCGGCAGGCTCGCCAGATGCTTCGCAGCGCCGCGGGCGCGGTCGCGTGTGTCATGCCCCAGCCGGCCTTGCAAAACGTCGCCGTAGCGCACCTGTTCGCCATAGTTGGGATCGTGCGCTATGTCGGCGATCAGCCGGGCCTGAACCTCGCGCAAGGGCATTTCGAGGGAGAACATCAGCACCCCCCGGCCTTGCTGGGCGACGCCGCGGGCGATGGTCAGGCCCATGACGGATTTGCCCATGCTGGTGCGCCCGCCGAAGAACCAAACGTCATCCTGCTTGATCCCGCCCGTCACGCGGTCGAGACACGCAAGGCCCGTCTCGGCGCCGCGGAAGTCACCGCGCATCGCCGCTTCCAGATTATCCAGGGCCGTCATGCCCACAGGAGCCGCCGCAGGGCCGCTCACGGCGTCGCGGGCTATCTCGGCTAGGCTACGCTCGGCGAGCCCTAGAAGGGCCTCTGCGGGGCCTTCCTGCTCAGCCTCGCGGATCAGCATCGCGCCGGCCTGGTGGAGCTGGCGGCGCATCGCCGCGCTCAGCACCGCGGCGGCATGTTGCGGCGCCGCTGGCACGTAAGCTTTGTCGACCAGATCGGCGACGTAGCGGATACCGCCCAGCGCCTCGAAGGCGGGGACGTGCTTCATGCGGGCCGACAACAGCACCGGGTCCAGCAGCGCGCCGCCGCGCAGGTATTCCCACATGATCGCGTGCGTCGGCTCTGAGAAGTGCTCAGGCTTCACGCGCTCGAACAGCTCGACGCACGCGGCCGGGTCGAATATCGCCGCGCCGATAAGCGCCTGTTCGGACTCGACGGCATGGATCATGGCCACTGCCTGACCGCCGCATCGGCAACGCGGTACATCATTTCCGAGGCGGCCTTCGGGCCTTTGAGCAGGATCAGCATCGCGGCACAGTGCGATGCAATCTCCATCGTCATCTGCTCACGGGCATTTTCGTCCTCCAGAGGAAGGACGGCGTCGGCTACTATGTCTGCGGCTGATTTGGTCATGCGCGGATTATCGCTCTACTCCGCGCTGTCCCGTGGGCGACAAAATCGCACTCTCCACAGGAATCGACGGGCCTGTGGAAAGGGTGTGAATTGCCTGTGTGCGGCTGGGCGGTTTCTGCCCCAGCGCGCGCCAGCGGCGCAGGTCCCAGCCCTCGCCGGCCTTAAGCCGCTGGAGGCGCTGATCCCACGTCGCTGGGTATTGCTGACGCAGACGCTGCGCGAGGTCGGCCCAACCGCTCATGCCGCCTCACTCCGCGGCAACGGGGCCGCCAGGCAGTAGCCTCCACGAAACGTCAGGATCGTCTCTGGGCCGAGCTTGGCGCGGATGTGAGCGACGTGGACCTTGACGACGCCGGAGTCTTCACCACGCCAGCGGTAAGGCAGAAACGCGCGAAGCGTCACGGGGTCCAAGGTGTGCGGCCATGCTCTGTCCAGCGCAGAGAGGATTGATTGTTCGGAGGGGGTGAGGGTCAAAACAGAACCTCCTGAACGGGCTGGGGCTCTGGCTCGGCGAATAGGCGGGGCTGGCGGTAGGCTTCCCGAACCTTGGCCACCGCGAGATCGAAGTAGCGTGCGTCAGCTTCGATGCCGACGAACCTGCGCCCCTCAGACAGCGCTGCAGCGCCGGTAGTGCCCGAGCCCATGAAGGGGTCAAGGATGACGCTGCGCGGCTCTGTAAAGAGCCTCACAAGCTCGGACATGAGCCGCATGGGCTTGGTCGTGGGATGGGGGTTGGCCTCGCCTCCGTGGCCGCTCCCGGCGTCGTGCTTGGTGAAGGTGAAGACCCCGTGTCGACCGCCGCCAAACCAGTGACTGCGCCCTTTTCCGCCCCACGCGGCAACGATGCTCTCGTAGCCCATGCCGGGCCTGTCGCCCGTGAATTGCGGCATCCCGTCCGGCTTGAGCCAGACCATCGCGCGCCGATAAGCGGCCCCTCCCGCCTCCAGCGATTGACGCCAGTCGGCAACGGCCTCAGCTTGGCAGAAGACCAAGATCCAGCCGTGCGCCAGCCGCGCAAACTCGGCGGACACGATTGCACGATCCTCCGCTGTGATCGCCGCGAAAGGCAGAGCGGCGCTCTCAATGTCCCGGCGCCCATGCTCAGGCCCACGGCCGAGCGCCCGGCGCTGCAGCGTGTGGGCTTCTTTCTCGAACGGCGGGTCAGTGATAACGTGGTGCACGCTTTCCAGCGTCGGCAGCACGTCCCGGCAGTCCCCGAGGTACAGCGTCGCGTCGCCGATGCGCTCAACTCGGCTCATCAAACAGCCCTTTTCAAATCCTGCTCGCGCATCTTCTGCATTTGAAGTCTTGCAGCGACTGAGCCCTTGAAGCCTGAAGCGGCTCTACGCTGGAGACGGGCGAAATCTGCTGCTCGGCTCTGCTCTATGGCGGCGATGATTGGCAGGTTGGGGGTCATGCCGCAGCCCTTTCAGGCAGGTAGTGGCGGGCGATGAACTGGCTGAGCGTCAGCGGTATCTTGGCGATCTTGGCGCTGGCGTGAGCTCGCTTCTTCGATCCGCTGCTGCTGGTCGAAGCCACCGGATCACGCTTCCACTGCCGGCCATCGGGATTGTTGTTCGTCTCGCGCTGGCCTGGTGCGCCGATCTTGAACCACGATCCGCCGTTGGCGTTCTTCATCCCCTCGACGCTCGCCGTCTGGAATG